AAGAGGTACATACTGAGCTGCCACTTGCTTGAGTGGTGCGTAGAACTTCTCCTTGGCGTTAGCTGGGACTAGCATTGTCACGGCCATACAGGGCGCTGTAAGCAATTTAAATCAAATTTACCTAGTGGCCCCGTGGCCTGCCCCGTGGCGTGATAGTAGTGCAACCCGAACATCTGTACTACTCTCTCGCCACTCTTGATACTGAGAATCATTCTCAACTAGACCTACCTGCTATTGCGACTCATTCTCAATAAGCAAGGTAGTGATGATGTACTACTGCAGCATAAACATATAACGATACTGTTATGTCGTAGGTATAAAGAAAGGGCCCCTATTTAAGAGGCCCGAAGTAAACCGAGAATCGTTACAAATACAGGGAGAAAGAATAGAAATAGGTACAGGAGAAACTTAGGGAATTGATACATCAGTGCTCTTTAAATGCAATAACGAAATCTCGATTAGCCCTAGTGCATAGCTTGCAAGTTGCACAGGTTGCAGAGTCTGTATATTGCTCAGGGCAAGGGATGACTTTAACCTCCTCGCCACAGTATTTGATCTTTGTAGGTTTTTTGTATCCTTTGAGGTTATTAACTGCGAACTTAAACAGTGCAGTGTCAGTAATCACAACATCCAAACCCTCTAGGTGATACTTAGCAGCCGTTCGGATTGTTTCAGTTGAAACGTTAATCACGAAACCATGCTGTGAGAATCGTTTGATTGTATTGAGGTTAGATTCCCCATACTGTGTATCAGTGTGGGTGTGAGTGTAAGTGTAGAAAGTAACGCCAGCGTTAACAGTTGCGCACTGCAATTGATCGAGTTTTGCTGTGTCAATTTGACGCCAGGTTTCACCGTGATAGTGCACAACATACGGTAGGTCGCCTGATACGTTATGTCTGAACAGTGTGCCTGGCTTTAACTTTTCAACCTGGCTGCAGAACGTATTCCAATCGGTGCCACGCTCAGCTCGGTTAACCTTTGCCCAGTGCCAAGACTGAGGCCCTTTCTAGGTGAACGGTGAACATTGTTGGAAAGGTTGAAAGGTTTGTAATAGTTAAAACTGGATGGATTCTCTGAGATACTCAGCTTCCATGTATTCCAGTTCTTCTCTGTATTCCAGCTCTGCTAGTTCTTGCTGATCCTCGTATTCCCATTGTTGGTGTAGGAGCCAGGAGTCGTATTCAGTCACTTAAATTCCCCTTTAACTAGTTTGAGAGACGTTACCTTGCGTTGATTGCTATAGCGAACAACAACGGATTTAATACCCTCACTGATTAACTGTTCTTTGTTGATCAAAGCGGGACTGATTCCGCTGATGTAGAAATCTTTATTGTTGTTAAGGTCTGAAGCTATGTCAGCTTTGCGCTTATAGTCTCGACCGTAGGCAGGAAGGAGAGTAGGAATCATCGGAGTGTTGAAGAAAGGAGAATTAATTACGTCTAAACAGAGCTGATCAAACGACATACTTAAGCAGCAACGAAACTCTTAAGCAGCTTGTTAGCCACATTCCGCAGGCTGAACTTAGGAAGCAAAGGCTCAGATATACCCACGCACTCTTTAATCTCTCGTGACTGATCAAGCCACCAATCAGTGCTTCCCATACGATGCTTAGATTCCACAGGAAACACAGGATCAGTCACGAGTAATACATTGTGGAAGCAATCAATGATCCTCAAACGTGAGCCAGGAATCGTAGGAAATTCAAGAACAAACTCTCTCGCTGTTACATAGTCTTTGAACACTGCAACAGTGAAGTAAGCATCTTTCTGTTTGTAGCTTTTGAGTTGGACAGCTACTACATCGCTGTTGAAAGCATCAGTAGGGAAACTCAAATAGTAAGTGTTGAGGCTAAGGATCTCAGCCATGGTTGGAGTGATAGTGAAAGGGAAAGGATCAAGCGCTTTGTTCGCCTGACAGAGCCAAGGTAAACGTTGCAGGACTGCTAGCAAGGGTTCTGTTGTAAAGCGTTACAGCGCTGTGAGAGGCCCCTAGAAGGCTCTGCAACAGGCCTCTAAGCAGCTATTGGTATGGGAGCAGCTAAAGGGCTTTTAAAGGGCTCAGTTGTGGCCTTGTGCGCGTGTGTATGTATGCGCATAGACGCATAACAGCCTGCTTAAGACCCTTCCCAAACTCATAACGAGTCCGCATAAGGCCCACCAATCAACACTTCCACAACATCTCACTACCGTTATGTCGCCATAAAACAGCAGCGGCATAGTATTAAGCGGCCATTAAAGGCCCCGGAAGGGGGTCGGGGGCCGGGTCAGAACGCTAACTAGTGCTCAAAAATCCGAAGTAAAAACCTTTCACCCCTCTCAAATAAAAAAAGAGGGCCTTTTTAAGACCCTCTAACACCTCTTTAAAACCTCCTGAGACCCCTCCAGAAGCCCCTGGAAGGCCCTTCTAGTTACTTCTTAGATCTGTTGTAGCTCTTAGAGGTCACAGCGAGGTTAGAGAGCCTGTTGTCACGGGGATTACCGTTTTTGTGATCCACGTCTTTACCTTTGACTGCGTAACCAGCTTTAACAGCTTTACGTCGAGCTTTATTACGGCTTGATCGATTAGCTCGTTGTTCTGGCTTGGAGTGGTAATTGTCGTATTCCTTACGGTAGTTACGGGCCATCTGTGGACCAATCAAGAGCTTTACCAATAGTAGGAAACTCTTTAACAAAGATTTCTTTAGCCATTTGAGCTATTTGCATATGTTCCAATTGAGTCCCATTTTGAGACCGTAGATCAACGTAATGAATCCAGGAACGAACGTTACCAGCCATATACATCCTGGTTGGTGTAGCTAGGGGTAGGACTTCTCTGGCACATTCTTTAGCCACACCACTGCTTACCATCTCTCGGTAGATATCTTGAGCTTCTTCAAAGTGTTGAGCTATACGGCGGTAAAAGATCTGAGTCTTTGCTGTATCTAGATCATCAATACTGTTCTGCCTATTGGTTTGATCTTGCCTACGGAGATGTGGCAATTGAATTGATGTCGTTAATTCTTTGACATCTGCATACCTTTGACTGAACTCTTGAAAACTAAATGATCTATGTCGAAGGATCTGTGCTGCTACTGCTCTTGTTGTGTTGATCTCCAACACCATATGGACCATTTCAAAAGGAGACCAATGCTTATGAGTAATGAGATATTTAAGCAATCTGTCGTTGTTAGTACCTAGTTCTTGGTTAGATGGGTTACTGACACGAGCCATGTAAACAACAAGTGACTCTGCATCTGGTGTCACAGTAACCAGCTTGACACTAGGCATTGCTAGAAGGCTTTTAAAAGGCCTATAGACAGTACCATATGGGCCTCTTTAAAAGGCTCTTTAAATGGCAGCTATAGAAACCTTTAATAAAGAGTTTTAAAGAGGTACTTAAATAACAGCAAAAGAAACCTCTTTAAAATTTCTTTAATAAAGGCTCTTTAAAAGCCTCTTTAATATGCACTCTAAGCACCCCTGTCAAGAGGGTCTACGAGCGTAACCACCCTGAGGGGTAGCGAGTAGCGGAGCGATGAGCGAGGGCCATCAGAATACACAGGGGCGGGGGTGGCGAGAGGTAACTACCAGGGCTACCAACCGTAAACCGCTCTGAGAGGCCCCTAGAAGCCCCAGGAAGGCCCCTCTAAGCTGTTTTAGGTGTCAGGGTAGCCAAACAGCCTTTTAGGGTCTTCTAGGGCCTTCTACGAGTCCAACCAGTTAGCAGAGCCTGAAGAGGCATAAAGAGCTTTCTGAAGGTCCTCAAGGGATGTGGCGTAACCAATGGCATCGATCTTGACACCACCATCCCCTTGGATAAACTTTCGTTCTAGTTCCCACTGTTCAGCTTCACGAGCAGCGATAGCTTTCTGTTCTGTGACAGCCATCGACTCCGTAAAGTATTGGACAGCCATTGCCAACGCATCGAGTCTATCGTCGTGCCTGATACTGTTTTTCTCTTTGGTAATCCTCGTGAGTTGAAAGAACAATTGGTATTGACTGCGGACTTCGCTTGGATAGCTTTCCGTGGAGGCGAGGTCTTCAAGGATTACGTCAGTGTCAACCATGAGCCGGTGTTGGTTAAGGACAGGCTCAAGGGTTTCGATGATGCGGAGTTCCTTTTGCTTTGTGTGTCGAACCTCTTCAACGCTGCAGGGATAAATCGTGCCGAGGTATCTCTTGAGCAACTCAGAGAACATCCCGAGGCCGAGGTTGCTTTCAACAAGTATTTGCTTGACCTTGAACTCTTTAGCGATAAGAGCCAGCTTTTTAAGGTTCGGTTCGCTGTAACCTCCCCTAAGGCCACCGCTAGCGAGAAGGAAAAGGTTACCGTTCAGGTAGCTAACTACAGCGTATCCAAGCTCGTCGCTGCCGCGTCCAGAAGGGTCAACGGCCATGACAACCCCGGTGTATTCAAGAAATTCATCCCCTAT